TGCGGCGTCGGCGTCGGCGGCGTAGGCGGCGTAGGCGGCGTAGGCGGCATAGGCGGCGGCCCAAACCTCAGCAACTGTCACTTCATCTCGGCACCACGCTTCGGCGGTCTCAATTGCCTTCAGGGGCCGCATCTCGCCCGCGCGGACGAATGGCAGCGCTAAACGAGCGCAGCCACAGGCCGCAAGCACTAAGACTTTTCGATCCACCTTCGCCTTCGCGGCCCACCACAGCAACCAATCTCCACGCGGACACTCGCTCCATGCGGCCGCCTCGTCGCGCTCCGCAAGCCATGCCAGCGCCTCACTGCACGCTCTCCGAAGTTTCAGCCACGCGCGGAAGTCTGCCGCGCTCAAACACTGCGCGCTCACTTCGTCGCCGCCTTCTTTTCCTCGCGCTCGACCTTCTCTTCGAGCGCCTGGATCACGAACGACTTGATGAACATCAGCCCGCGCGCCGCTCGCCTTATCCGGACGAGCAGTTCTTCTGGGAAATCGACAATATGCAACTGCGCCATGCCTGAAATTGTATATGTATTCGATGTGCGCGTCAAGACACCGCAGTGTGTCAAAAGCGCGAAAGGTACTAGATGGGGGAAATCTGGTACGGCACCGGCGCTGGTCCCGTCATGCCGGTGCGCGGGTCCATGTACCGCCGTTCCTGGCGCGGGCCTGTGAGCGCCGCCCAGGCGATCGCCAGCGCCATCACGGTATCGTCATGCAGCCCGGCGGGTGCGGCATAGCGCATGGTACCGCTCGGCGTCCGCTGGCCCTCGAAGGCCTGAAGCTCGCCGATCAGCACTGGGTCGTTCGGGATCTTGATCGTCCCGCGCTCGAACGCCAGCGCGAGGCTCTGGATGATCGCCGCCTTCGATGGGCCCGTGGTGGCAAAGCCCTGCACGGGCAGCCGATCGGCCTGGAGTTGCTCGACCACCGGGCCGCCCATCGAGTTGGACTCGGCGACAATCCAACAGCGGGCGCCGTGGCGCTTCCAGAACTCCGCGAGCCTGGCGCGTTGCTGTGAGTACTCGATGCCGCGGAATCGATCCATGCCGACAAGTTGACCAGCATCCGACAGCGCAACAAATACCGTGTAATCGCCCGTCCGCCCCCAATCCGCACCGATCATCGCGGCGGGCTCGACAGTGATCGGCTGCACTGCGTCCATGATGCGGCGAAACACGGAGCCTGCCCACGTGACAAACTGGGCCCGCACTTCCTGATCGTACGCGAGGTCGGTCATGTCCTCGCGCATGGAATCGATTTCGCTCTGACGGATATGTGGATTCATCTCGGTGGGCATCTGCCAGCTTTTCCACTCGGCGCTGTTCGGGTCTTGCCCCCGCTGGAAAAGCGTGTGGAAATAATGTGCCACGCCCTTTGGCGTGCTGATGATCCAGGCGCCCCCGGCGTAGTCGGCGAGCATCGGCCGGATTGCCTGTTCCCACTGCTCCTCGAACTTCGGCACCTTGGCAGCCTCGTCGATCACGACGCGAGCGTATGCGCGGCCGCGGCCGGCGCCTGGCTTGTCGAGGCCCCAACACTCGATTGTGCCGCCGCCGATCAACTGCGCCCAGTGATCCTGCTCCTGTTTACGCACAATCACGGGGTCGAGATACTTCAGGACTGCGCGCCAGACTTCGGAGAGGTCTTTGTAGATCGGCGCGAACCAGGCGACTGGCTTACCGCGGAGGGCTGGGCGCACAAGCCGGTCAATCGCGATGGTGGTTTTGCCCCACCGGCGCCCGCAGCAGAGCACGTTGAACCGCTTAGACTCGCGGAGTACCTGGTATTGCGCGGGATGCGGGCGCGGGAGCTTGAGCGTCAGGGTCATTCGGGCACTGACTTGTCTTCGTACTCCACCTTCAGGACAATTGGGCCGCCGTCGCCACCCGTATGCTCAATCTGCTCTCGGTCTCGTTGTCCAAGATATTGCTTGCCAAGCCACACCAGCATAGTGCGATCTCCCTCGACTGCGGCTTTGAACTGCGCGCGACGAATGCTGGCGCAGCCGTTCGCCCGACCTTCCTCAATCAGTTCACGCAGTTCAGGATCAGCCCCGATGCGATCGATGAATTGCCGTTTCTTTAAACCGAAGACCGCCGCGATTTCCGGATAGCTGCATTGCATGCCGGCGAGTGCGGCCAATTGTTTGGCGTTAATTGGCTTCGGCTTAGTGCCCGGCTTTTTCCGTGGTGCGGAGTTGCGCGCCATAAATCTCAGTCACTCTACCCGCGAGCGTCAACAACGAGGATTTTACCATCACTTGCGTTTTCAGTCGTCTGCCCTGCTTTAGTGCGCCGCGGCTGACGTAGCCGTTGCGCTCGAACCACGGCACTGCCGATTCCACCACGCGGGCAAAATTGCACTGGAGAAATCGCACAATCGCGGCGCCGAGTCCGTGCGAGCGGTGAGCAGGCAGCACATTAAGCACGAGCAGACAATTAGTCGCCGGATTGACAATCGCCGTCGCGAGATCCTCGCCGCCGAAACGAAACACGAACGCGCCGCCGTTGCGCCCGTTGAACAGTACGAGCTGTCGGCCGATGAATGTCGGGTGCTTGCCGCGATTTAGGATGCCTTTGACGCGCGAGTACTCCGAGCTTTTAACTTGGATGGCTTGGAATTCTTGCGCGCAGGGGCAACATGTCTCGCTCCGCATTTCGGGCATTTGCAATCCGGTATGTTGGGCCTGGAGTCACGATCCAAGGCGTCGGGCAACATGAGCGCATCGAGCCGCTCTTTGAGCGTGGCGTCGAAGTCACAGATCGACTTGAGCAGCCCGTCGTCGAGAAACACCTCGCGCATGGTGTCCGTTTCAAGGTCGGCGAGGAACGGTGCCATCAACTCCGGTGTCGGGTCGCCATGCACGGTGTTCATGTTGATCGCAATCCTGGCGGCGCGTTTATCGTCGCACGGGTCAACCAGGCAGGCCGGCACGTCCGTCAAGCCCTCCTCGCGAGCGCCCAGCACGCGGTGATTGCCCGACAGTATCTCGTACTTAGCATTCTTCCGGCGCACCACGATAGGCGCCAGGAAGCCATCGCGGGCGATGGACTTACGGAGTGCGGTGGATTGTTTTTCGCTGAGATACTGTGGGTTTCGGCGCAGCGCGACGAGCTCAGAGAGTGGAATCGTGATGTACGAGATTGTCGGGGACGAGCTCAAAGCGCAAGAGTACCATATCGGGCACGAGCTCGGAGTAGCAGCTCAGCACTTGGGATGTCCGTTCCGGCGTCAGGGATGACACAGGAGCCGCCTCCAGAATGCGGAGAGTCGCGAAGATGCGGCTCGGGCCGACACAGGCCTTCACGAGGCTCCCAACGCGCGGGAGACGGACTGGGCGGCGGATCGTGTCCGTTTTCTCCCCTCGAAGGATCGGGTCGCGGTAGATGGCCTTGAAAAACAGGAGCATAATCAATTCTCTCATGCCGTCCGCACGGCGCAAGTTAACTACCGTCTATTCAGTACTATGCGGCATTTGCCGTAAACCGCGCTCGTACGCATCCGACGCCATGCCGCGGGCCTTGCGCGAGCCGCCGAACTGCCGGCGGATTCCTGGGCCTCCGACGTCCACGCCCTTGTCGCGGTACTGCAGGCCGCGCTGGCACCCGAAGCCCCACCGCGAGAGATCGATGCCGCCCGGGCCCCAGTACTCCTCGTCGTAGGGCTCGTGCCCGTGCTTGGCGACGTACTCGGCGTGCGTCATTCGAGCCCTTCCAACTTGCGCAGCCAGTGCGGTGCCGCAGCGATCTCGGCCGGTGTCGCAGGTCCGCCCATGCCGCGCAGGACTTCATTTGTTCGCGCCGCGATGTGCACCGCCGACTCGATCTTGACATCCACGCTGACTGTGTGGCCGGGCGGTAGCGCCTTCAGATCGGGCATTGCAATCATGAGCATGGCGCTGTCCGGTAGCGGCGGTAACCCATCCGGATAGACGCTGGAATAGGCTGTGATTCCGTCGCGCGGTTTGTATCGCTGGCAAAGCACGGCGCGCATCTCCTGCGGGCCGGGCCACTCGGCGTAAATGCCGCTGGTCATGCGATCAATGAGCCAACGTACCTCCTGCTCGTTGTTGCACATCTCCACCATGAGCCGGCAGAGACCGAGCAATACA